ATGCTCTCCGACGCGAAAATCAAAGCGGCAAAGCCGAAATCCGATAAATATAAACTTTTTGACCGCGACGGTCTGTTTCTCCTTGTCCAGCCCAATGGCTCGAAGCTGTGGCGCATGCGTTATCAGTTTTTGGGTAAGCGGCGCGAGTTGGCTTTGGGCAAGTACCCAGGCATGAGTCTCAAGGACGCACGCGATAAGGTCTTTGAGTATCGTGCGATGCTGGATAATGATGTTGACCCTCATTCGGCGCACGCGCGGCGCCGGAGACTGGAAGGGGGCTATACGATTTTGGAAGCGATTGATGATTTGCTTGCCGACAAAGCCCGCCGCTGTGTGCCTGCACATGTGGAGAAGTGCCGCAGCCGTTTGTATAAGTATGTTGTGCCGCGTTTCGGGCATCTGCCGCTGCCGGGGCTGTCGTCGGATGATTTGCAGGATTTGGTTGTCGCTATTGATGAAGCCGGGAAGAACCACATGGCGCTGCGGGTGTTGGGATTGGTGCGCGAAACTTATGATTTGGCCATCCGCAAGCGCAAGGCAGATTACAATCCTGCGCAGCCGCTAAAGGGTGTGATTAAGCCGGTAAAGGTGAAAAACCATGCACGTATTACCCGCCCCGCGCGTTTGGCCGAGTTAGTGCGCGCGATTGATGTTTATCATGGCACTTGGCAGGTGACGCTGGCGATGAAGTTTTTGTCGCTGACGTTTGTCCGGCAGAAGGAGTTGCGGTCAATGACTTGGGATGATGTCGATATTGACCGCAAGATATGGGTTATCCCCGCAGAGAAAATCAAGATGTCCCGCGATCACATCGTGCCGTTGTCGCGGCAAGCGGTTGAGGTTTTAATGGATGTGCAGCGTTTGGGTGGAGATAAGGGGCGGGTTTTTCCCGGACTACGTCCGGGACGCCCGATAAGTGAAGGTACGATTGTTACTGCGCTGCGCTCGATGGGATTTACGCAGGATGAGATGTGCGGCCACGGTTTCCGTGGCACGGCTTCAACGTTGTTAAATGAGATGGGTTACGACCATAAACATATCGATATGCAGCTTGCGCATTGGGATAGTAGTAGCGTCTCTTCTGCTTATAACCATGCGCTCTATCTCAAGCAGCGGACAGAAATCATGCAGGCATGGGCTGATTATCTCGAGGGGCTTCGCGCAGGTTCTTGAGCGCATCATCAAGTTCTGCTTGTAACGCTTCCGGTAGTTCCGGCGCGGGGTAGGGATGCCCTGCAGCGCGGATAATCCAAGCGTCAACTACCGGCTCAAGCCAAAAGAGGCGGCTGCCGATTTTTCTTCCCGTCGGCACTTGTCCGTTGGCTATCATTTGGTCAAAGGTGCGCAAGCTCAATCCTGCCCGCGCGGCAAATTCTTTGCGTGAGATGTTTCTTATCATGTTCTCTCCTTTGTAAATCTCTCGGATTCAGAGGATTTGATTTCTTGCCCATGTAGCGGGCATCCCGCCGTTATCCAAAATCCCAGTTCTTCTCCTCCCATGATGCCCCTGCCGTGGGCGTTATCCAGCACGGGGCAGGTGCAGCCTTGTTCGATTGCGGCGTCGCTGCCGGGGTTGGGTGTGGTCATGGTGTGCCTCTCATTTCATCGCTGATTGCATTTTCTGGTGTGTCGTCGCGTTGTGCGTTGTTGTGCATGGTTTTTTTCTTTTCATAGCTACTGTTATTTACCCTGAAATTTAATGAATTGGGCAAGATTTGGCGGCGAGTAATCCTTTCCCTTCATTATTTTCCCGTTTCCGTCTCGTAATGCTTTGCCGTTTTCGAACTTACTCCAGTTGCTGCGATTCACTTCAGCAAGCGCTCCCTGTAAATCGTAGCCAAGCACGTAAGCCATACCGATACAGGTGATAATCACGTCGCACAAATCATCTAATGTTGCAGCCGCATCGGTTATTTGTATTCGGGTTGCCCCACTTCTCAACTGGTTCTTTAGGCTATATAGGGGTGTTTTATAGTTGTCACATCCAAGATGTGAAACAAATTCCATTGTTTCTTCTATAACGCAGCTTGCCTGCACATTCTGGTCGAAGATTCCAGGTGAAGGAACTGCTGTGCGGAACCAGTTTTCAATATTTTTAATGATGTCTGTTTGTTTCATTATTTGCTCCTGTAATTCGGGAGCCGCTTACGGCGGCAAGTCGGCATCGTCAGCGAAAGAAGCACCACATGTGGAGAACCAAGAAAACCCTCGCCCAATGCTGCGGCGGTTTTTTCGGACACTCGCCGCTTGTCCGTTCTTTCAACTTAAGGTGTGTGAGTTATTCCCCGTCGGTTTTCCCTGCCACCGCCCGCGCCAGCCACGCATCCCAGCGGTCGAGATTGCGCCCGGTGATGGTGTCCCGGTAGCCGGTCTTTTCGTCATGGTGGCGCTGGTCTATGGGTAGCAGGCCGCATTGTTTCTGCCATGCCTCAAAGGCTTCGCGCTCGGCGATGATGTCCACTTTTCCCGCGTTCGCTTTGATGCGGTCGTAAGCCTTTCCCCTTTGTGTTTTTTCCTGCTTTTTTTGTGGGGGGGGGTCCCCCCCCCGCGCTCCTTTATTTGCTGTCGTACTGGCCGTTATAGACGGGCATTTGCAACGCTTTTTCTGCCATCGCGCGCATTTCTTGCGCCTTCTCCCGGTTGTGTTTTTCTTCGCCGACAAGGCGCAGGTTCAGCGCAAACTTGTCGTCGGCAACCACCAATGAGAGGCGTGCGCGCACGGTAATTTTTTCTTCGGTACCGGTGTAGAGTTCGTCGGTAATGCGCAGTTCTGCCACCATTTGCCCTTCTGCTTTCAACGCTGCCCGTTCGGCTACGGTGCGCTCGTGCTCCCAGTCGCCTTGCGTCTGTTTCAGGCGTTTGGCTTTTTCTACGGTGAGGCTGGAGAGTAGGCTGACGGCGGTATTAAGCGGGATTTCCGCGCCGTCTTTGTCGTGGGCGGTGATTTCTCCCGCCCAGTCTTCGAGCAGTTGGACCAGTTCTTTTTGGCTGGTCAGGTCTTTGTGGCAGATGCGGCGCAGGGCGCTGTACAGCGGCGTGGCTTCTGCTTCGCAATGTGCGGTGTTTTTGCCATGCCCGCGGCCGCCGTCGTAGTCGAAGATGACGCGGGCGATCATGTCTTTCGGGTCAATGAACAGGGAGCTGCCTGTGAAGTCTGCTTCGCGCGCTTTGGCGTACGCCAAGAGGTCGCGGTAGTCGCTGGTGCTGTAATGGCCGCGCGGGTGGTAACGCTGCGCCTCAAAGCGTTCCAGGCTTTCGAGGCTGAAGCCGTCCGGCAGGGCGATAAAGTGGATGCTGTCGTCCTGAATGGTTTTATTCAGGTGGTCGGTAATGACTTCGCTGCGGTTGATGAGGGTGTCGATGTTTTCCATGTGTTGCTCCTTATGCGGGTTCGCGGTTCATGCCGGGCAGTTCGATGGCGTTGTCGGGGACAATGCTCATCTCGCCTTTGGCATTGACGTACAAAACAGTCTCGTCGGCGACGGTCTCGCTTTTGTCGCCTTTGGCGGTTGGCATTTTGTGCTTGATGGTGCTTTCTACCTGTAGCTGGTTCTGCGTGCCTTTCAGCGGTTTGAGCTTCAGGGTAAGGGTGACTTCGCCGGGTTTTTCGTTGGCGAGCACGCGGCTTGCGGCTTCGCACAGTACGGCGGTCAGGGTGCTGGCGGTAATGCCGGCGTTGAGGTCGTTGATGACGTCGGTGTAGTCTTTCATGGGTTGTCTCCGGTTGTGGATGGATGGGTTTTTGGGGCAACCGTCACGGAAATCGTGACGGTTGGATTGGGGTTCGTGGGGTCAGAAGGGGATGCTGTCGGAATCAAAACCGTCTTGTGCGGCGGGTTGGCTGTTTTCGCCTGTCTGCCCGTAGCCGTAGTTCCCCGTCTGGCTGTAGCGCGCGCTTCTCTCCGCATCGGCTTTGCTTTTCTGCGATTTGTGCAGCATCGCCTGCATGGCGTCGTCGATGTCGGCAGCCGGCACGCCTGCGTTGTGTTCGCGGTAGCTTTTGCGTTCGGTGGTGTAGGCGGCAAAGAGTTCGAGCTTCGGCTTTACTTCGCCTTTGTAGTAGCTCCAGGTCTCTACAAACAGGCCGACGAAGTATTTGCCCAGTAGTTCTTGTGCGTTGATGCAGGCGGTTGGTTCGGTGTTTTTGGTCTGTGCGTTGTATTTCGGCACGGTGACGCTCGCCGGGGTAATACCGGCAACGCCGCAGACGCCCATCAGGCTTTGCAGCAGCCGCCATGAGTATTCATTGGCGCTGCCGTCGGCTTTAAGGTGCCAGATGGTGAAGTAGCCTTTTTGTTTATCGCGGGTGATGACGTCGAACTCGACGCCCTGCGCGCCGGTGTTCTGCGAGGTGACGAACTCGGCGCGGGTGATTTTGACGTGCTGCGCGGTGTTGCCGGGGATAAAAGTGGATGTTCCGGCTTTTTCGGCTTCTTGTTGATCGAAGCGGATGGGTTGGTAGTTCATGCGGCGTCTCCTGGTTGTTCAGTTTGGGCTTCGGGCTGGTCTTCGGGTTGGGTTTCGGGTTCTTCGGGTTCGCCGATGCCGTAGTATTCACAGACGGCTGCGTCCACGGCAGTAAGATCGTTGTCGATGAGGGCATCGGCAAACATGCCTGCCGGGCTTTTGGTGGTGTCGTTGCCGTTGTTTTGTGTTACGAAGCGGTATTTGCCGTCGATGACTTGGGTGCGCAGCACGATGGTTACCATGCCTTCCGGGGTGATTTTGTCGTCCAGCATTTTGCCGATGGTCTTGATGCTGGTGCGCCCGCTCTCGTTTTCTTGGGTGTGCGAGAGGATGTACACGCGCTTGTCAGCAGGCAGGCTGGTTGCAACGTTGAGGATGTCCCAGGCGTTGCGGCCGATGTCGTTGAATTTGTCGTATCCCTTTTCGTGGCTGCGGCGCATGAACTCGTTTGCCATGATGTATTGGAAGTCGTCGATGACGATCACCGGGGATTTAATTTTCGGCAGGGTGCGGAATATCTGTTCGCTGTTGTCTGTCGTCATGCTTTTCAGTTTGCCGCCGCCACGGAAGGGAAGCGGCTTGCCGATGACGTTTATCAGCGCGGTTTGTTCCGGGTTGAGGTTGCGCAGGCTGTAGCTTTTGCCGCTGCCGGAATGGCCGAGGATGAAGGTAACGATGGCCATGTGGTTTACTCCTTGTTGATGTTGATGCGCCATGTAATTGACGCGGGTTTACGGTAGACATCGAGGTCGATGTCTTTGAGCGCGGGGATGGCTTTGTAGTCCACCGCGCCCTTGCTTTCGATGCGTTTCAGGGTGATGCCGCCAACGGCGAGGCTGTCGCTGTCCGCTTCTTCCGCCAGGGCGATTAGCTGGTCTTTGACTGCCTGCTGCTGGCTTTGCAGCGCCTTGATTTGTGCGTCGAGGTCGCGGTATTCCTTCGCCAAGATTTGCGGTACTTCGTCGGCGGATGCTTCGAGGTCACGGGCAAACTGCGCCCAGCCTTCCTTGATGCGCGTGAACCAGTCGGCATCTGGGAAGACGTCGGCGATGGCCATGTTGTCCGGCGTGCCGTCCGATACGACAAACCAGCATTTTTCCGCGCCCGATACCATGAGCTGCTGTTGTACTTGCGCCATGTCGTGTTCGGCCAGTTCGCCACGGGCCGCCATGTTGAAACGGCGGCGGCTGGCATCGCTGTCGCGCAGCAGTTTGTGTTCGATGATGAGCGTGCCTTCAAAGTTGATGCCGTCGAGGCTTGCTGCAATGCTGTCTTCGCCCTCGTACACCAAGGGGGTGATGGGTTGCCCCGCCATGTCTTCGAGGTGCGGCAGGATGGCTTTCTCGGCGGTGTGTCCGGCGGCGTACAGTTCGCGCTGGTAGTCGCTGGTTTTGGCGATGACGCCCTGCTTTTCCCGCAGCAGTTGCTCGCGGGTTTTGTAGGGGCTGATGCCCAGCATTGCGGCGGCGTCGGATGCGCCAAAGCGGCTCTGCCGCCACGCCTGCCAAACAGACGTGTTCTGTTCGAGGTGGACGGTGGTGCGGTTCATGCGGCTTTCCCTTCGTTGAGGTATTGCCGGACGGCGATGCCCAACTCCCCAATGGTTCCGCCTTCGAGTAGTTTGTCCTTAAGTACCGGCTCGTCGCCTTTGCTGTAGGTGCGGGCGTGGCAATGGAAAACACCGTTATCCCGTCGATAGATTTCGATGCTTATGGATTCGTTGTCGCGGCCGGCGTATATAGAAGCCATTTCATTCGTGTAATAGATGTTCAGGTGGTCGCAATGGTTGCCAAGCGGAATGGCAACGCGGCGCGCTTCTTTTGCCCAATCGGTACTCATAATGTTCATTTGTGGCTCTCCCAAAAGTTTTTGCAGGCGGTGATTTCGTCGTCGGTCAGGTCATGACGGGCGCATTGCTCCGCCACCCATTCCCGGTGCGCCGCTGTCTTCGTCACGGCTGGCGGGTTGTCCTCGCCGCCCGGTACGATGGCGACCGTTATCAGCAGCGCGCCAGCGAGGATGTCTTCGAGCAAGGCGTTCATGCGGCCTCCCGTTCTGCAGCGCGGGCAATCAGCCATTCGCTGTAGGCTTCGTCCGCTTCTTTTTGCAGGTCGCGGTAGGGGATGTAGGCATCAAGCATGCCGGCAAGGATTCCCACCCAGTCGCTTTCGTAGTAGTCGCCGAAGTCTTCGCGGTCGAGTTCGCGGCCTTCGTCGTTCAGGATGATGACGACGCTGCCTTCAGCCTTGACGGTTAGGGTTTCGCTGGTTTCCTCCGTGTACTCGGCAGGCTCCCAGTAGGTCGCTTGTCGTAACAGCTTTTGGCCGTACCAGCGGCAGACTTCGATGCTTCCGTCTTGGTACAAGCCGACTTCGTAGGTGTCGTCCAGTTGCTTTGCCAGTTCGTGCAGGTTCATGTTCTTGGCTCCATCGTGTTCGTTTCGATGGGTGCATTTTAGGAAAACCTAAAGATGAAGGCAAGGGAAATTTTAGGAAAACTTAAAGTATTTTAACAAGCGACTGTTTATGAAATAGAAAAATCTTTAACCTCTGTTAAAAGCGGTATAGCTTGGCGCGCACAGACAACAAAAAACCGCCTCACGGGCGGCGTCAAATCCTGGTCAAATCTTGTAAACCCTTGCAGTTGCGGGGTTTGGGTGGTTCACAGGGCGCGATGTTGGCGGCGTTCAAGTGTTCAGGCAACAAAAAAACCCCGCGTGTTGGCGGGGTTATATATGGAGAAAGTGGAGGTTGCTAGGGTTGGTATATCGCTCCGTAAACGCCCAAAATCTTGGCGTCTCCGTCTGCGTAGCTGCCGGTAATGGCTCCTGCCTTGCTGCCGGAAAAAATGCCATCGACTGCTTTATTGCCGTCTTTACCCACAAGGTAGCTACCTATGATTTTTGCGTTAATATCGCCACGATAACCGTTTGCAGCTGCAAATGACAGCGCCGCGTCCTTGTTTCCAAAATCTACTACTGCGGAAACCGCGCCAACCGGGCTTGTGCCTTCTGGCAGCATCTCCGGGAGAACAATAAAATCACCGCGATAATTGAATTTACCACTGGTAGGCATATCTTTTTCTGCTGTAGTCTTGCCGCGATAATAGGTTACAAGTACTGGGTCATCGTCTAATGTTTTCCCTATACCAAACTGAACAACTTTGTATTTTTCATCATTACTGGCGAGAAAATATTGGAAAGTTTTGTATGAGTCTGTTCCAGTTGTGTATGTTTTATGAACCCCATACACATCTACATTACCTACCTGCTTTGGCAACTGGTTCCCATACATCCGTCTGCCATATTCTTCCACCGCTTCGCGTGTCGGTATAAAGACTGTATCCAAGCGGCTACTCGTATCAATCTGAACTTTATATTTCCCAGATACTCTATTGAGTTTTGTTGCCTTTTCTGTATTTGCTGCAATCTGGTCTAATGTGCCAGTAAGGGAATAGCCGTTGTAGGTGTTTTCAAGACCGTTGCCATATGGCTGCAATTCTTTAGACACCTCTTCTGCTTTTTGTCGTTCTTGTGCGTTCAAGCCGTATTTATCAACACCATTAGGTGTGGTGTTTGGTGACAGCGGCTTGGTGTTATCCGCCGCTGGATTGTCGCCACCGCCACCACCACAGGCGGCGAGCGCCAAAGGGAGCGCTACGAGTAGAGCCTTGTTTATATTTCCTTTCATGGGATTCTCCAGTTTGTTGGGTTTGGGAATTTATGTCTGATTAGTGATTGCATTGCGGGCTGCCGTAAGCGCTGCCACCTTCGAGGCATTCGCACGCCTCGCCGTCCTTATCGCGGTCTAAACCGGTATTGCCGCCGTTTTCGTCGTGGTAGCGTTGCGCTTCCTCCTGGTTACTGAAGTCGCTACACCGTACCGCGTAAACAGAGGGGATAGCGACTGCAAGCGCCAAAGCCAATATTGTTTTCATGTTTTTCTCCTTTATCTTAACATTACTGCATACCAGAAAACTTTTCCGATAATATGAATATCTGACATGGCTTCCGGTGGCACGATTTCTTCTGGATATTCTTCCTTGTTGTAGCTGACTATTCTCAATCCTCCTTGCGGCGTGCGATAAAGCAGTTTGACGCGCAGCATATCATTTTGGCGGAAGGCATAAATTTTCCCGCTTTTAATAGTAGTGTCTCCTCTATCGATACCAATAGTTGCGCCATCAGCAATAGTTGGCTCCATGCTGGTGCCCTGGACAGTCGCGGTTACAACCATTTCTGGGGTAACACCAAAATTTTTTAGGGAACGTTTTGAGAAACGTAATTTTCTTCTGGTGTATTCATAAGCGGGGGCTATTTCGCCTACCCCTGCGGCAAGCCCTATATCCTTGAAAAATTCCGCTTCGATTTCGTCATCATCTAGCGGCGTATCGTCATCCCAAACGTCAAACCCATCTCCAAGTTCTACTTCATCTTTCTCGCCATATAGCAGGTGATTAACGGATACCCGCAAGACGCTGGCGAGTTTCGCGGCGTTATCAGCCTTTAAGGCGTGGTTGTCGCTCTCCCAGTTGGAGATGGTGACGTTGCTGACGCCTACGGCTTTTGCCAAAGCGACTTGGCTTAATCCGATTTTTTCGCGTGCTTGGCGGATTCTGGCTCCGGTTGTGTTCATGGTGCGTGCTCCTGTTTAAGAAATCTTAAATCGGCTTGCACAAAGTTATCCTAAACTTTATACTTTAGGAAATCCTAAAGAGGAAAAACAGGTAAACCATGAAAAAAGCAGATGCAATCAAGCACTTCGGCACGCGCATCAGAATTGCAGAGGTGTTGGGGATTAGCCCGGCATCTATTAGCGGATGGGGCGAATTGGTGCCAGAGAAGAACGCAGCACGTTTGGCGGCTGCGTCTGATGGTGCGCTGGTGTATGAACCCCGCGTTTATGACGCCTATCGCTCACGCAAGCCCATTGTCCCCGCACCCGCAGAAGCGGAGGTCTGACCGTGGGCGCGATGCGATGCCCAACGTGCGGCGGGCGAATGATGTACCGCACACGCATCACCATTGACCCTTACGGCTTTGCGTCGGCTTGGGTCTGCCCGGTGTGTGAGCAAGAAAAAAGCCGCCCGGAGGCGGCTATCGAAACGGGGAGCGGATGGGCCGCTGTCCCGAAAAAGGAGGAAGTGAATTATGACTGACACGAAAGAAGATTACAAGCACCTGCGCAGTATTGCGGATGACCCGCCGCGCGGGAAGTTTGTCGCGCTGTCTGACGTGATGACCTCGTTATTCCGCGAGGAAAACGGGCAGCTGTACAGCATCGAAGGAATCAAGTGCATTTCCTGGTTCAGGCAGCAAGAGGATGGCACGTTTGCCCCAGTAGAAACAGATATTGCCATGAACCTCGCAGGGCGCGGCTACAGCCACTGGATTGCCCTGCCGGAAGATTTCAAATTTTGGGGGGAAGCATGACCCAAAGCGAACACGCGCGCGTAACTGCCTGGATACGCGCCAAGCACAAGGAGACGGGCAAATACCCGTCGCATGAAGAGATTTTACTGCGGATGCTGCAAGAGGCGCAGGAGGTCACCTATTTGGACGCGGTGGAGTACGGGCTGGGCTCCACGTTCAGGAGCCGCCTGAGCGACCTGCGCAAGCTGCACAGCATCATCAGTTATGACAAGAGCGTGCCGACCCGCTACGGCACGAAGGCAACGGTTAAGGCGCATCGCCTAGGAGGTTTGTTGTGAGGTTCACCACGTTTATCAACAACAAGCGCTGCATGGATTGGGGACTGAACGCCAACCAGGGCGCGCTGTTCGATTTAATCAACCAGGCGGCTGGCTGGGCGAAGCCGGTGACGGTTGACGGTGAAGTGTTTTATTGGATCAGCCGCCAACTGGTCATCGAACAACTGCCGCTGTATTACAGCAAACCAGACACGGTTTATCGCGCTTTCCGCACTTTGCAGGAGAAGGGGCTTGTCAATTACTGCAAGCACGGTGAATGGGAGCTTATCAACATCACCGACAAAGGCAAGCTGTGGAATGTAAGCAACAATGAAGATGCGGCGCAGGAACCGGACGAACCCCGGAAATCAATCCGCCCCCCACCCTCTTCAATCCACGAACTCGGAAATGAATCCGACTTGCTCGGAAATAAATCCGAATCACCTCGGATTGAAATCCGAAATGCCTCGGAAATAAATCCGACAAATAAGGATATAAGCAATAAGCTCAAAAATGATAAGCGGATAAATAAGCGGGAATGCGCGCGCGAACCATCCGCCGACACACCGCCTTTTGACGCCCTCGCCGAACTGCTTGCCCTCGGTGCCGACCCGACGGAGGCGAAGCGCTGGCTAGCCTACCGCATGGAACGCAAGAAACCGCTAGATGCTGGAGCACTGGATTATTTCCTCGGCGAGGTTCGGGCGGCAGGGCTGACGGTAGCGCAGGCGGTGCATGAATGCGCGGGCAACAAGTGGCTTGGTTTCAAACGCGGCTATGACGGCTGGTGGAACAGACCACAGCAACGCACCCCGCAACGTGGCAACACCTTCGAACACCAAAGCAGCGCGGAGCAGTACGCGCAGGAACAGGCGGAGCGGATGCGCCCGCAGATTGCGGCGATGTTTGCCGTCAAACGGGAGAAGCGTGATGACTGAGCAGGATTTTGGCCAATTCTCGGCGGTGATGGCTGCGCTGTGCGAGTACTACGGCAAGCCGAAACTGAGCGACATGGCGGTAGGTTTGTATTTCGCCGCGCTGCTGGAATACCCGCTTGCCGATGTGCAGCAGGGTTTGACGGCGCATATCAACAACCCCGACAGCGGGCAGTTTTTCCCTAAAGCGGCGGATGTCATCCGCGCGCTGGCGGGCAGTAGCGAAACCCGCGCTTCTGCCGCTTGGGCGAAGGTGCGTCACGCCATAGAACGCGTCGGCCACATGCCGAGCGTGGTGTTCGACGACGCGGTAATCCACGCGGTGGTTGCCGACATGGGCGGCTGGGTGCAACTGAGCACGATCACCTACGACGAGCTGCCCTTCCGCGAGCGCGATTTCCTGCGCTTCTACCGCGCCTATATGGGACGCGATTTGGGCGACTACCCGCGCAAGCTGGCCGGTATGGCGGAAATCGAGAACACCGCCGCCGGTCATGCTGTCGCCGAGCCGCAGCTCTTGGGGGATGCGAAGAGGTGCCTTGCGGTGATGCAGGGCGGCAGCGACAAGCCGCGTCTCACCGTGCAGCCGTTATCGGCCCTGCCGCAGGAATTGCGCGGTGTATTGGGCGACCTGCGCGGGAGCAATGATGATTTTGGAGGTGCAGCATGATGCAGGGCTACCGAAACCTTCCGGGGCGCTATGACGTGATCGCGGACAAGGAGGAACGCCGCGCGCTGTGGGACGGTCTTTTTCACGACGGCTTCCCGCCGCAAACGCTGGACGATGCGCGGCAGGTGCTGGTGTGGTTCCAGCTTTGGCGACGCGGGCAGGCTTTGTTGCCGATGATTGAACCGAAGATTATCAGCTGGGCAATGGACAGGGCGCTGGCCGCGTTGGACGAAGGAGGCGAGGCATGACCGGCGCCATCCGCTACGGCAGCGTATGCAGCGGCGTTGAGGCGGCATCCCTCGCATGGGAACCGCTTGGCTGGCAGCCCGCATGGTTCGCGGAAATTGAGCCGTTCCCGGCGGCGGTGCTGGCGCATCGCTGGCCACACGTCGTCAATCACGGCGACATGACCCGCATCACCGACGGGATATTGGCGGGCGACATTGAGGCGCCGGATGTGCTGGTCGGCGGTACACCGTGCCAAGCGTTTTCTGTTGCCGGTTTGCGCGGCAGCCTGAGCGATGCGCGCGGCAATCTCACCCTGGAATTTGTAAGGATTTTTGATGCAATTGATGCTGTTCGCCGCCGGGGCGGAAAGTCCCCCGCCGTCGCCGTGTGGGAAAACGTCCCCGGCGTCCTCAATACCCACGATAACGCCTTCGGATGCCTTCTTGGCGCGCTTTGTGGGGCTGACGGGGCATTACAACCGGCAGGGGGCAGGTGGACGGACGCAGGTGTTGTGTCTGACCGGCTCCTTGTCGCCTGGCGCATCCTCGACGCGCAATATTTCGGCGTCCCCCAACGCCGCCGCCGCGTCTTCGTTGTCGCAGGTGCTGGAAGCATCGACGCCGCAGAAATACTTTTTGAGCGCGCAGGCCTGCAAGGGGATTCTGCGCCGGGCAGAACGGCGGGGGAAGACATTGCCACCCTTAATGCAGGCAGCGCTGGAACACAAAGCGGCGGAATGACGCTGTGCATGGCCCATGAACAAGGGGGTGCTGAAATCCGTATTGACAGCGCGCCAACGCTGACGTGTAACCATGAAGCGCCAATCGTTGTTAATGGCCGTCAAGACCCATGTGTTAGTGATACCGCCTTTGCCCTCGGCTGCCAGCACAACGGCATGGATAACGTGCTGTCTTGCGGGCACACCCCGCGCCGTTTGACCCCGCGCGAATGTGAGCGCCTGCAAGGGATGCCGGACGACCACACCCGCATCCCGTGGCGCGGCAGACCTGCCGACGATTGCCCGGACGGGCCGCGCTACAAAGCGATAGGTAACAGCATGGCCGTGCCGGTAATGCGCTGGATTGGCGAGCGTATGCGGCAGGTGATGGAGGTGGCGATATGACCGGCGCGATGTTGCGCAGCGGGGGCGGCATGGTTAAGCCAGTCAGCGACGGCTACGACGCCTGGTACATCGACCAGGTGCTCAACATCTGCCTTGCCCGCTGGCTCAATCCGGCCATCGTCCCGCAAATGTGCCGGGCGCTGGAGATGCGATGCGAGCGCAAGCGTGATCGGCAGGTGTTGATGATGCTGCGCAAGAGCAAGCAGCCGGCGGCGCAGATTGACGAGATTTTCAGGTTTATCGAGCGGCTTTTGCGGAGGTAGCGATGAGTGGGCAACAGTTTCGGTTAGTGAATGAGCAGGTGCGCGGTAATGCGATGCGCGCCGTGCAGGCGGCGGCTATTGACGGCGATGCAATCCTGGTGGTGCGCATTGAGCCGGAGGAGAAACAGCGCACGAAGCGGCAAAACCGCTATCTCTGGGGCGTGGTGTACAAGCATTTGGTGGACAACGACCCCGGCTATTTCGTCAATGAGGAGACGGAGCGGTTATTGCACGGGCGCGGTATTGCGGTGACGGAAATCGTGCATGAGTTTTGCAAGGCGCAATTCTTGCCGCCGGTAGATTTGGGGATTGGTGGCGGGATGCGCATCACGAAATCCACCGCGAAATTGAATCGCCAGGAATTTAACGACTACGTGGAAAACATCCGGCGCTGGGCGGCGGAATCGTTGCAGGTGTTTATCCCTGACCCGTATGCGGCGGGGTATGAGGATATTGGGAGGGTGAAATGAACAGGTCGAACGAACTCGATACGTTATGCGGGCAAGTGCTGTTGTTGTCGGCTTTTGGAGGCGTGTTTTTGGGCATGGGCGGCTTTGTCGCGCAGTCGATGTTTTGGCTTGGCTGCGGGTTGACGGTCGTCGGCTTTGGCTTCATGACGTGGGCAACGCTGATGCAGGTGCGTTTGCGGCGCGAGGCGCTGGCGTTGGAGGAAGAAGCGCTGCGCTTAACTATCGAAAGTTTATACAGGGATATTTTGGACATGCTGACAGGGAGGCACGAATGAGCATTGGCATCAAACGCACGCCTGCCGATGAGGCGTTTTCCAAGTGCGTGCGCGAGCGCAGCAACTACGTCTGCGAGCGCTGCGGCAAGGTGTACGACCGCAGCAGTATGGGGCTGCATTGTTCGCATCATTTTTCGCGCAGTAACCGCTGCATCCGCTGGTGTGGCGATAACGCGATGGCGCTGTGCTACGGCTGCCATGCGTGGTATGGCGGCAACCCAGTCGATTCGGGGGCGTGGTTGCGCGGCAAGCTCGGCGACGGCGCAATTGCCATTCTGCGCGAAAAGATGGCGCGGCGGGTCAAGGTGCCGAAAGCGGAAGAGGCGGAAATCGCCGCCCACTACCGCCAGGAGCTGGCGCGGATGCAGGCATTGCGCAAGCAGGGCGCGACCGGGCGGATTGAGTTTGAGAGCTGGCAATGACGTTCGCCGATGTTGAAATGAAACTGGCGCAGTACGCGCAATGGGCGGGCAATCCGCTGCGCCCGCTCAATTTCCCGGGGCAGTCCATCTATGCGCGCGCTATCCCCGACGAGATTGACGAGGACGCCTTGCCTCCGATTAGCGACGACGAGGCGCGAGTTGTGGGCGATGCGCTGCTGGCGCTGAAGCAGCATCAGCCGCAGTCGCATCGGGCGATTGAGGCACGGTTTTTCTTCAGGATGGCCGATGATGAAATCGGGCGGCGTTGTGGTTTGGGTACGCGCAAGCGCGTGCATGAAATCCGCCAGCGCGGCTATGCCTTTTTGCAGGGGAGGTTATCGGTATGAAGCTGCCTGGCAGGTTCCCCAAACTACCCAAAATGGCGGTGCCGCTTTTCTCGCCGGGGACTATCTTCCTCTGCCAAACGCGCGAGGAGTGGATTTCTGCGCACCGTGCCTTGGGTAGCACAGCGAGTATGTTGGAAAGGCGTGGCGCGGCCAACACCTTTCGCGGGCAGGGCGTGCCAGATATTTACCTGCTCGGCGTGTTTGACGGTGCGCCTGCCACGGCGGCGCATGAGGCCGCGCACTTGGTATTTGATATCTGCGCGCAGGCGGGGGTGAAGGTCGCACCCGGCGAGGCCAATGAAACTTTTTGCCATTTGCTCGATGCCGTCGTAGAATTTGCAACCCTCAAAATGAGGAAGCCGGGATGACCCGGCTTCGGTTTTTCAGCGTTTGCTGTCAGGCGTTATATGCTCAGGTTCCCAATGATTGCCCGGTTTTTGCGTAGGGGGCAATTTTTGGTTATCCTTGACTGTGGTGTAGTTATCGGTCTTGCCGCCACGTGGGCCGACTTCCCGATAGATTCCGCCGTCTTTCCCGGTATTTTGGCCGGGTTTCAGTTTGTCAGACATAAAGTCTCCTATAACACCGCGACATTGCGGCGTTTCCTTATTGGGGGCAGTCTAGGATTTTTCAAGCCCCTTGCACCCGCCGGGGCTTTTTTGTATAGTGGCTTCACTACTTATACAAAGCGGCTCCCGCATCCGACAACATTGCGGTTTTTTTGTATCCGTGCTCCATCGTTCGTTTCGCATGGCTACAGGATTTCACCCAGTTTATGGCGGGTTTAGAGCGCCGAATACAATACCTTCGGGGAATAAGCGCCGCCGACTTTGTACGGTAGTTGAGACCCGCCGCCCATTTCGCGGCGACCATAAACTGAAATACAAAGGTGAAACCATGACTACGCAAAAACAAATTGCGCCTGCAATCCTATCTTTCCAATCCCATTCCGTCCGCACGCTGGTAGAAAACGGCGAACTACTGTTCAACGCCAAAGACGTGTGCGACGTCCTCGGCTATCAAAATTCCCGCAAAGCCATTGCCGACCACTGCAAGGCAGGGGGTGTAACGAATCGTTACACCCCTACCGATGGAGGCAATCAAGAAATGGCGTACATCAACGAGCCGAACCTGTACCGCCTCATCATCAAATCACGCAAACCGGAAGCGGAAGCCTTTGAAGCGTGGGTAATGGAAGAAGTCCTCCCCACCATCCGCAAGACCGGCTGCTACCGCGCCCCCAAAACCCGCAAGACCTCTCCCGGCGGTCTCACCCTCGAACAAGTCGAGACCATCAAGGCGCTGCACCGTGAGCTGGTCAAGGCCGCACCGAAAGACCAGCAAGCCAGACTGGCGATTACCTTGTGGTCGGCGGTGAAAAGCAAGTTTGGCGTGAGCTACAAGGACGTGCAGCCGGAACACTACGCTGAAATCCTCTCCCTCATGAGCCGCGTTGCGATAGAGGGCGAGTTGTTGCCGCCGCCTGAACCCCAAGAGCCGGAAATCCCGGATTATATCGTCATGCTTCCCATCGACATCCGCAGAAACACCCGCTTTGAAATCGTGGTGCATGACGGGCTGGTCGGGCGCTATTATCGCGAGTATGTAACCGACAGTTGCGACTACGGCAAACCGTGGGGAACGCTGCTAAAGGCGGGCTATTGACGTGTCCGCGCAAGAAGTGTACCCTTTCAGGCACAGTAGGGTTGTTGCGTAAATAACCTGACAAGCTCCAAAAAACAGCCCGCCTTGTGCGGGCTTTTTGTTGTTCGCTCCTTCGGGAGTGCGAATTGAAATGTTGTTCCCGCTCTGCGCAAGCATCGGATTCCGCCCGCATCACGCGGGCTTTTTTATTGCCCGGAGGGTAGATGAGAGACACATACGACAAAGCCCTTGCCCTGCTGATCGCAGACGAGGGCGGCTACGTCAATGACCCGCACGACAGCGGCGGCGAGACGAATTACGGTATCACCTGGCGCACCTACAATGCCTATCGCAAGCGCAAGGGGTTGTCTGAGCAGAGCGTCAAGGACATCACCATGCAGGAGGTGCATGAGATTTACCGCGCGCAGTATGCCAATGTCATCCGCTACGACCACCTGCCCGCCGGGTTGGATTATGCTGTCTTCGACTTTGCGGTCAATAGCGGCACCAAGCGGGCGAGCGGGTTTTTGCAGGAGATTGTCGGCCAGCGTACCGATGGCGTCATCGGCGTGCAGACGTTGCAGGCGGTTGAGGAGTATGTTGCCACGCATGGCGTGGAGCAGTTGATTTTGCGCCTGTGCGATAATCGCTTGAAGTTTATGCAAAAGCAAAAGAACTGGAAACGGTTTGGCAAAGGCTGGGGGCGGCGCGTGGGTGAGGTGAAAGCCGATGCGCTGCGTATGGCCGCCGGTCATCTGCCTGCCAACAAGATGTGTGTGGCAGACGGGCGCAATCAGAAGTGCGACGGGCAATTGTCGCTCATTGGCTCCATCCAGGAATCCCCGCGCAGCAAGGGTGCGGCGGTCGGGCTGGTCAGTACGGCGTTTGCCGCGCTCCCGGAAGCGATGGAGGCGGCACGGCCGGCGCAGGAGTTTGTCGATTTTGCGCGCTACGCGGGCTGGATCGGTTTGGTGATCGTCGCTGCCGCGCTGGTGTACATCATTTGGGAGCGCAGCCGTGCAACGGATTAAGTCCTGGGCGCTGTATGCGCTCGCTGGCGTTGTCGTCGCTCTCGCGGTTGCGGTCAATGTGCTGCGCGCACGCAATGCCCGCCTCGATGCGGAGATGGCGCGGCGCGAGCGCTCACGTTTGCAGGCGATTGCCGACGGCCTCAAGGCACGGGCGGAGCGCGCCAATCAGGCGGCGGTTGCGTCCAAGCGGGAGCGCGAGGAAGCGGAAAAGGCTATCAGAGAGGGGCGACGTGATTATTTCGAGAAGTAAGACGGTGGCTTTGGCCGCCGTTTTGGTTTTTGGCGCGGCGGGCTGTGCGCGGCAGGTGGAATTTGTACCTTCGCCGCTGCCGCCTTGTCCGCCGGTGCCAACCTTGCCGCTCATCAAAGGTGTGGATTTGGCGACGTTATCCGATGATGCTTACCGCAATTTGGTTGAGCGCGAGTTGAGATTGAAGGAACACATTGGCCAGCTGCGGAGTTTGTGTGATGACAGAGGAATCTGAAAGCCCGAAACGGGCGCTGTTTGACTGGCGTATCAGTATGGGAAATGTGTTGGTTGTAATCGGCATGGTGGTTAGCGGCTTTTGGTATTTCGCTGACGCCGACAAGACCAACGCGCTCCAAGACGCGAAAATCGAGAACTACCAGGCCACGCTGCAAACGGCCATTGAGGCCGAGAAGCAGGCGCGCAAGGACGCGGTACAAGTTGAACAGGTGGCGCGCCGTGAGGCATTGCAAGATTTGCGTGTGCGCATTGATGCCGACCGTGCCGAGATGCGCCAGCAGTTCGAGAAGATCAACGACAAGCTCGACGCCCTCGTCAAGTCGCGGGGGCAGTAATGGCACGTCTCACGCCTGAATTGTGGGCAATGGCACGGGCAGATTACGAGATTCGCGGGCTGTCGGTGACGGAGCTGGCGAAGAAGTACGGTTGCGCCAAGTCTGCGGTTTCAATGCGTGCCAAGGCTGACGGCTGGCGGGCGGGCAAAACTGAACAGGCCGTTACAGAAAAAGCCAATGCAATCATTACGCTGGCGAAAATTGAACAGCAAACTGAACAGAAACTGAACGCAACTGAACGCGCCGTGTTTGATGTTGCGGTGATGGATGATGTCGCTTTCCGCGCGCAGAACGACGCCGATATGGAGACCATCTGCAAGCACATCATGGCGCTGCTTCCTGGTATGGACAAACCGGCGGACGTGAAGGCGGCGGCGGAAACGCTGCGCATTGCGCGTGAGAGCCGTTTGGGCAAGACGCCCGACACCGCAATCCAAATCAACAACAACGCCCCGGCGCGTATTGAGCGGGTGATTGTCGATGCGCATTGACACCCCGCGCTGGGCGCTACCGTTATTGCAACCGGCTCGCTACAAGGGCGCGCATGGTGGGCGGGGTGGCGGCAAGTCGCATTTTTTCGCCGAGGCGATTGTTGAGGCGCATTTGCTCGACCCCAGCAGCAAGACCGTCTGTATCCGTGAGATTCAGAAATCCCTGCGCCACTCGGTGAAGGCGCTGATTGAGGCGAAGATTGAGAAGCTCGGCGTGCTGTCGCATTTTGACATCCAGCGCGACCTCATCCTC